ATTTGCTCGGGCTGCTTTTACCTGGGCTTCCACGGTGGCGATCATAAAGTGTTGCTCTGCATTTTCTATAATTGCCATGTCCTCGCGCTCGCCTACCGTGTAATTCTTTCCAGTTGGCGATGACTTGCTGGCCAAAGAAATGCGACTGCGTGCCATCGCAACTTCGTACTCAGCGGTCTTTTGATGAAACGCTTGTTCGGCTTGCACCAAGCCTTCGTGTCCTTCATCGACTTCTTTGGATAAAGCGTAAAGCCGCGCTTCAATCTGCTGTGGAGTCACCACTTGGTTCATCAACCGCCTCCTCATCTTGTACGGGTTCCTGTACCAGTTTTAATCCAGCGGTCTTTTGCCGCTCTTCCATTTCAATTACCTTCTTGGCATCGCTTGTCAGGTTAAATGGATCGGGAACCAACTGGAACCCAGCCTTATCCATCGCCTCGGCCAAGGTTTCAGCAAACATCCCATCCAACTCAGCGGCCACGGCCCTGATCCCCAACTTGTTCATGTGAACCGATACCACAAAGCCAGCGCTGGGCTGGAACTTCTTAGTTTTGTCGCTCATAACATCATTCCTTCCTCGACCGCTCTCCAAACGATGCAGTCATTGTTGTGTTGGTTTTTACGCGTTGTTCCCGTGTCTAAGATGTAGCCATCTTTGACCAGGCTGATGCGGGTTGGGCGCACCGTGTTACCTTCAATGCTCAGGGTTTTCTCAATCTCCTGATCGGTTGCCCCGCGCAAGCCCTGGCCCAAGATGTATTCATAAACCTTGCGGCGTAATGATCCAGTCCTGGGTAGGACCTTTTGCGCGGCTGCGATAGAGGTTCGTTGTGCGTTGCGTGCAATAACAACCTTATTTTTCATCAGGCGCTTAACTCCGCAACGCGAGCATTTATTACATCTTTCAGGGTTGTTCCGTTTATTGGCGCATCAATAATCTCCGCGCTGCCAGTCCACAACTCGCGCAACTTATCCTTGTCGCTCATTGCCGCAACCGTCTGAATGGCTGCTTCGGCCAGTTTTAATTGATCATCGGTCCACGACAGTTTCTTGACCGCCGTTTTGCGTGGTTCGGCTTTGTAACGCTCGACCTTTTGCATCTCTTCTTGCGATGGGCGCTTGCCAACTGGTGCGCCAAGGCACAGGACCGAGTTACTAAGACAACGGCCAATGCTGGAAGTTTCGCAGTTCTCGAGGGCTGAGGTTTTATTCACGAAGCCCGCGCCAACAATCTCCTCGGCAAAACCTGTGGAGTGCGGTGTTGGGTCTTTGGGATCTAGATACAAGAATGACTTGCAGATGAAGCGGCGCTCATCCTGGTAGATCAGGTCTGTAAGCAATCGTGCAGATGGGTACTTTTCATATAGTCGGCGCAGACGCGATTCGACCGTTTCGTAATCCTCAAGGCTGTATTTCTCTGCCATGGGGCCTTCCTTTCAGTTTGGGGGCTTTCGCCCTGGTGGGTTAAGGTTGGCACAAACCCCCAGGATTTGGAAGGACCCCTTGTTCGGGCGCGGCGGATTCATTACAGGCGGCATTACAGGCATAATTTCGGCAAGGAGGTCTCCCATGGCTTATTCACAAATCTCGATCCGACTAGGTGGCCTTGCCGTGGAATTGGGAACTGAAGCCCAATATCCCGACATGGTTTCCGATCTCACCAACCGTTGCTTAACCACATTCAAAGAAGCGATGGATAAAGCAAAAGAAAACGGCGTGGACATCGCTGACATGAGGTTGATCACCAGCGATTACGGTGATGATTATGAGGATGATTGATGTGCAAGGAATGTGGACAATGTTCTAAGGAACATTACTACTCTGTTGATGACGCTGTGGATGCAGCCGAAGCCTCAATCTAGCCAAACTTTGTAAGCGGCTGTAACACGACCTTTTACTGGATCAATGAAGTGAAGGCGTTGCGATGGAGTTGCGCTGGCTGCAAGCATCACACCTGCATAACGATTGTCGGACTCCGTTGAGCCTGTTTGATAAACCGCTCCGAGTCCGTTGGCCATAGACCACTCTGCGTGCGTGTGATAGTGACCGATGTAAACATCACGGAACTCCCAGGGATAAGAACCCGAACGCCATTTATTTGCGTGTTGAACGATTGCACCAGGGGAAGCAAATCCGTTGCGGCCTACTTCATCTCCGTGAATTAAGAGCGCTCGGTAGTTACCGATCTCGATGCGTTGAATATCCTCAGGGCAGTCCTGCCAAACCAGGCGCTTTTCGCCTTGCAGTAATTGATGGGCCAACTCGTAGCACATTCGGTCAAAGTTATCCGACCGTGGAACATTGTCGCGCTTTGATCCAATGCGACCGTGATTTCCCCACTCGGGAACCACCGTAACCTTTTCATAGTTAGCCAGGGCAAAACGAACAACATCAACGCAAAGGCGTGAAACATTAACATATTGCTCAAACAAGGTGCTGTCAATCTCGAATGCTTGGCTTGGAAAGTTAAACAGGCCTTCAACCATGTCGCCACCAAACGCGATGGTTACTTCTTTTACAGGGTGATCAGCGCGTTGAATGTCGGTAATTCTTACCGCTTTTTCAGCAAATTCCATCACTCTTTTGCGCATCACCTGGGAGTTGTAACTGGAGGTGCGTTTTGCGCCTTGCCAATCCGTCATGTGCCACAGGGCCACTTCACCTTTGGCTTTGCGTTTATCAATAGTAACTGCTGGAACTGGCGTGATTTTGCCAAAAGTAAGCATGGCATCGTAGGCTGCTTGGCGAGTAGCAAATACCAAGTCTTCATTGCGTTCTTTGGATTGTTTCAGTTGCTTCTGCAAGCGAAGCATCGCCTGGCGCAGTTCTTTCACATCGTTGGACTCAACGCCCTCAGGCATCTCATCAAATTGATCTTTAAGACTCATCGAGAGCAATCCGTTTCCCTAGTTCCGAATAGCCCGCTTTGTCCTGCCAAGAGTCCTCGTGTGTTGGATTAATTGCGCAACGGATCGTTTTAAGAAAGTCCATCATCAGGGCCACTTGATACGGTGGAATATCCTCGATGTTTAGAATTGCGCCCCAGCCTCGGCCAATGGCTGTGAAGTTATCAACAGCCTGGCCATACATTCTGCCGCGTTCTTTTAACAGCGCATCTATTCCTTCGGACATCTGCAAGTGCCGTTTCTATGAAGTCGAATAGAATCAGAACTGCACTTATGCCCATCAGATCGCAAGGCTTGAACTATTAAGTTTGTAGGATAGTTCTTGGCCCACGCATCATCTAAAGCCTTCTGATCCTCTTTATTTAACGCGTTATACATTTCTTGATACGCGCAATATTGTGATCCACGCCGAACAGATCGTTTTGCCAGGATTTCGATAAATTTGTCATTAAGCATGATGCCTCCTCGAGCCTAAAGGGTACCTTAACAGTTATGAAAGAGAAAGCACCCGACCTCGAGAGAAAGTCGGGTGCAATTCGCTGCGGTTACTTAGTTTTCTTTGTGGACTTCTTGGCGAGCGCCTTAATCTCAACATCGACCGCGTTGGCAATAAAGCCAAATGCTGGGTCCTTAGGATTGATAGCGCGTATTGCTGGGCCAGCAACTGCGGCCAAGCCAGCAATCAAGATGGCCTTTAGATCGGTTTCCCCTGCGGAGTAAACGGCGATGGCCGCAACCACAAAAGATCGTGCGTATGACTCAAGTGCTGCTTTTAACTTTGCGTTCATTTTGTCTCCTTGAACTTTGGTTTGCCGAAGCCCACAATTGCTACAGGCTGCGATTTGACTACTTTGCTTCCGTTCTTTTTCTTGTAAGCGCGAACCTTTAGGCAGCATTCGCCACCATTTCTTTGGTTGCCCTTCTTGTCAGGACTGGTATTGCCCTCAACACAAGTGATTGTTCCGTTGCCATTGTCTTTAACAACAATGCCCACATGGGAAATGCGGTCAATTCCATCCCCTGGAAAGTCAAAGAAAACGATGTCGCCAGGTAGCGGAGTCGCTTCCTCAGCGGCTTGCCATTGGCCTTTATCCAAGAACGCTTTGGCCCCTGCTTGCGTAGACACGCAGTTTGGAATCTTGAGCGCCACTTGGTTTGCGCACCACATTACAAACGACCCGCACCAAGGCAAGAAGTTAGCCTTTGTGAAAGCGCCGTACTTAGTTTCGTTATCTTTAGGTCCTTCGATGGTTCCTACTTCTTTAAGTGCAACCGCCACTAACTCATCGCGTTGGCTCATCGATTTCACCCTCCTTTGGTTTAGGTTTAGATTTTAACCCATTCGCACTCAATATGCCTGAAAGCGTGCCAGTCAGAAAGACGCAAAGTGTCGAGACAAGATCAATGAAAGCCGCATCGTTTGGGGCTTGAGCCATAGGCTGCGTTACAAATACCAACGCGTAAAGCATCGCAAAGACCGATCCAGCAAATACCAAGGCAAGCAGAATGCCGATGGTGACTATGAGTCGGGCGTGCAGTTCCTCGGGTGAGAGTCGTTTTCTAGCCATTGATTTCCACATTCGGTAAGAGGTCCTTTGTACATTGACCGACTGCTTCGCATTGCGGCGGATTGCATTCGGCTTTCTCCCAGTTTACAAATTCCTGACACGGGTAGCGTGTGTAACCCTGGTAACCGCAGCCTGTAAGACTAAGCGCGATTAAGCAGCAAGCGATAAATCTCGTCAACGCGATTCTCCAGGCGCTTGATTGTTTCACCTTGTCTGTTTTGCTCATCCCGAAGGCTTGCCCCGCCGTTAGGTTTTAACTCGGATAGGTAGTGCTTGACTAAGAAGCGCACCGCTATTGCCAACGATCCCAAAAGGGTGGTGACGGCAACGCAAATGCCAAGCCATTCATTAGGTGTCATGTTGAAATTGTAACCATTATGGTACGAAATAAGTGCCTGAAATGTAAAAGAAATCAGCCGTTGCTAGTGTGAGCGGTGAATTATGGTCAAATGGGTCATCCTGTACATGGCTGCCCTGTGACCTTGAATAGAGTAACTCAATACTTGTTGAGCCAGCATGAGAGTCACCAAGTATTGAATAATGAAGATTTGCTGATGTGTCATGTAATCCACCGTTACGAAACACGAAGTTATTGAACGGTGCAAATGGCAGTGTTAGAAAGTATTGCCCTGTGCCAAAGTTTGTAACCGTTGTGCAATTTACTTTAATGTAAAATGTAATCATTTTGCCCACGCGAGAGTATTGCCCTACGGCAGGAGTGCCTGTAAAAGACAAACCTGTTCCCGACCAAACAGGAGCGTAAGAAATTACAGGCACTCCAAGATAATCATCGGCAAAGACAACCCACTCTGTGCCGTTCCAATACTTCATTTGATCAGGCGTGTTATCAAAGATGATGTCGCCAGTTCGTGGGTAGGTTGGCTCGGTTGATACATCAGGGGCCGTGAAGCGCACCGCAGTTTCCAACTTGCGCAAGCGGCTGTCTAGATCGGCAAACATAGTCTGCAAGGCTGGCGGTTGATTGATGTAAGCCATTACGCTTCTCCTGAACCTTGGGTCAATGTAAGCGTAGCGCGTTCAGGGCCATCCTCGCCTGGCTGCACCGATAAACCTACGATGCGATAAATCTCGTCAAGGCCCTCGGGGAAGCGGTTGTCTTGGATCAAGATGCGAGCGTCATCGCCAACTTGGTAGGTTCCATATTCAGGAATTACATACGGCGGCACAACCATCTTAAGAGTCGTTGGCGGATAAGACACGGCGATCACCTGGGCCGCAACCAACTCATTCAACACAGTCTGATCAGTGATGTCTGAATAATTGGCTTGATCCTCAAGCAGCACCCATCCATCAAGTAAGAAAGATGTGTTTTGCGCTGTTGCGATTAACTTGCCTTCGTTAGAACCAGCGCCCAATGCGTAGATTGTATTGGCTGCGATTGAGCCATCCTCGGGGTACTCATACTCAACCACATTGCCCGCAGGGAATTGAAAGACAATAGCCTCGGGGTCATTTGGATTGTAAGGAGTGCCGCTGCGTGGATAGTAGGTGTTAAAGGCTTTGGTTGGTAGACCAGTCACCCCGTCATATTCAATGTAAATGTCAAAGTCAAAACCATCCTCTTGGCGAGATAAATCCTGGATCGCGTTAAAGACGGTCTTGAGTTCATAGTCGTAATACACACGATCTACCAAAACGCCTGAAGTGGTTTGTCCTGCGGTGTTATAAAGAACTCCGATGTCGCCATACGGCTCGTTTTGCGCATCCTCGACAAGGGTCTTTGCGATCAACAACTGATCGGTGTTTACAAAGTTGCTGGTTGTTGTGATGCGGCGGCGCTCAAAGTAAGAGATCCACTCGCGGGCGTTAAAAGACAAAGTCTGATCACTGCTGTTATAAGTGCGGCTCCAAATAACTCCGCCCCACACCAGGATTCCGTTGCGGTCCACATAAATGCCACATTTGCCAGGAATAGTTGAAGCATCAATGTTGAATGCCGCAGCGTCTAAACCTGAAAGCAAAAGATGGCCTGAGAAAGTTCCAGCCGTGTTTAACTGCTGGGTGAACGCGACCCCAGTCAGGGGCAACTCAGCAATGATTGTGTTGGTGGGAAGGTCTACAAATAGATACCGATAAGTGGTAGTTGGCATAATGCCTTACTCACTTACAGGGATTTCCACCCATTCTAGATCGGCTTCGTTCCAAGAATAGTATTTGCCATCTGTTGGGTACGCTGTTGGCGCTTCCCACAAATAGGTGTCGCTGTTTAAAGTCCATGAGGCATAAGGCTTTGGCGCGGCAAATCCTGTGCCGTCAAATGTGAAACCGATACCAGCGTAATTCTTGTGTAGGGCCTCGCCACCTGCTCGGCTATTAACTCCACCGTGTGTGTTATAAGAAGTCTGCACCCACTCACCGCCAAGGTTTGCTTTGCACCACTCAGCAGTATCGGCAACAATTACTTGTTCTACGATCCCATCTACAACTTTGGCAAAATGTGCCATTACTCTGTCTCCTTTTCGCCGTAAAGCGTCACCGCGTTAAGTAATTTTACTTCTCGCTTTGTAACAATTCCGCCTTTTTCGTCTAATTGTGCTTTTGCAGTTGTTTCGTCATCAGCAATAATGTGGACTAACATCACAACTTCGTAACTAAATAACTGCGTTACTTTCTCATTATCTTTTACTATTTCCATTTGCCTTCTCCTTATATTGGGTAACGAATTATAACAATACCAGACCCACCTGCACCACCAGGACTATTGCCAAGATCACCATTGCCGCCGCCTCCACCGCCGCCGCCAGTATTAGGGGTCCCTGGGCGACCAAGAGTGCCAAAGCCTGTATCGCTTAGACCACCATTTCCACCACCGCCTGAGCCACCGCTCGATCCACTGACATTGCCGCCACCGCCGCCACCTGCGTAAGTTATAGATGTTCCAGTGATTGAGTTTGCAGTTCCATTACCACCATCGCTTGTGCCACCTGCTGAACCAGCACCACCGCCGCCGCCGCCA